CAGCTAAACTAGCTACGTTTGCTACTTCTGCTCTTTTAGCTATTGCACTATTTGTATTAGCTAATGCAGCTAGTGTTACAACATTTGCAACTTGTGCTCTTGCTGCTATTGCTGTATTAGTATTTGCTAGTGCAGCTAAAGCTGCTACATTAGCAACTAAAGCATAAGTATTTAATCTTGTTGTTATTTGAGTATTAGATTGGTAAGAAGCTATAATGTAACTATTGGATACTAAAGTGCCTGTGTTGGCAGCAATAGTTGTTCCATTACCTAATGCGTTATATAATTCTGTAAAGTTATCATTTACCTTATCACCACCAGAACGAATACTGTCACCAGTTCCGTCATTAGCAGAAGTACCTATACCAACTGTTTGTTTAGCCATTATTTACTCCTTACATATAATCCAAACCAAGCAGCACCAGCTCCAACTATAATTGAAACTAAACCAGCTTGTTGATTTGTTGGCGCAGGCAAAGCCATAAACCATTGTACTACATCATAAAACATCCAAATATAAACTGTTATGAATAATCTAGGAAATAATCTTAACTTATCTAATGTTTCTGTGAATTTATCCATTTCTAATCCTTGTTTCTATTTATATTAAAAAGCATCAAATGTGGTGTTACTAGAATCAAATGTAAGTGCAACGGAGTCAAATGTAAATGCACTTGTTTTAGTTGATACATTACTAGCAACAGATGTTCCTACTGATACATTACTTGTCTGAGTATATTCACCAAACATTTTTGTACCAGCTGGATGTAATAAACTATCAACAAACTGTTTGTATATTGTCAATGCTTTTTTAGATCTAATTACATAACTGTATACTTGATAAAAGAAGTTATCTTGTAATCTATTGTTCCATGATAAGAAACCTTTTGTATCTGTATACTTACCTTCATATGCTCTCAATCCTGTAATAGAAGGTAATCCTGTTGCATTTGCTGTTGGTGTTCTTGTATCATTTACAATACTTAAATTTTCATATTTGTTAAAACTTAATCCACCATCAGTTACAGTTGCTGACTTTAATGCACCATCAAGATGAGTTGCAGTAATGATAGCATTGTTTCCTTTAAATGTAGTTGGTCTATCCGGATCAACTAATCTTAATTCTGCTACTGCTGGATTTCTAACAGATATGTTTGGAATATTAACATAATTGTATCCATAACTTGTTGTATAAACACTATTGATTGTTCCGACTGTTGTGTTTACAAATGCTAATGCACTTCCTAACTTACTGTTTACATTTGCAACTGCTAAGTTAGCACTTAATGATCTTGCATTAGCACCTAATCTTGGAAATGCAGTATTTGTATTTGCATTTGTTGTAGACCCAGTTACATTTAACGGAACATTTGCAACTGCAGATATATCATCACTATCAATCAATAAAACTTCTGTATTACTTAATGTTTCAACATAGAAAGAAGCACCAGTACCATTATCATCAGCTGTTACTGCTACAATATTATTTCCTATTGTATAACCTTTACCACCATGTGTAACAGAAAATTGTATTGCACTAAAGTTATCTGTTTCAGACACAGTTGCTTTACCATCTTTTGTTGATGTTGGAGTTGATAGTGTAAGTGCATCTCCAATAACATATCCAGCACCTTTATCAACTAAGTTTAGATCAGTTATTGTTCCTGTAATGTTGTAAATAGTTGCGTTAACTGTATTACCACTATTTCTTACTAATTCTAAATCTTGAAAGTCACCACTAATACCTGACAAGAATAATTCTTGCACAATAAATCCAGATTCAGTTGTTCTGTTAATTCTTTCTACTTTAGCGGTAGCACCACTACTCAAACCAGTAATGTTTGTTCCTAAAAGTGTTTGTGTATTTCCTAATGCAGGATCACCTACTCTAATACTATTTTCTTTTACATATCTACCATCAGATGCTCTAAGTATACTTTCACCTGGATCATATATTTCAATCTCTTGATTATATAATGCTCTAAATAATAATTGATAACTCTTTTCAGATCCTCTTGAAGTATATAAGTCTTTTGCATTTTTTAAAAGAAAATGTGTGTTTGCTAAAGAATTTCTTGGAAAGTCAGGAATAATCTCTCTTCTAAGATATTCAGCATACTTATCAATAGATGTATCAATATCTTGATAATTAAGAAGATTTCTACTAGCATCTAATGCATTATTAGCTTGTTCAAGAAATTCATAATATCCTTCAACAAATGATTTGAATAAAGGTGCATCTGATCTAATGAAATCAGGTACTTGTTGATTTATAGTAGTAGAGACTTTTTTGGTGATAGCCATTAGTACACCAGATTAGTTACACCACCTGTTGATCCTGTAGATAAGATTGAACTAGTTTCGCTTGTAATAGTTTCAGTTGTTCCTGCAGTAGTTACATTAGAAACACTAGATTCTACAACACCAGTTGAATCGTTTACAACATCAATAGATGCTTTTGAAATTAATAGTAGCATGTTTCTTGTAGGACTAATATCATTTACAGCTGGTTTAACACTAACTTCAATTGTACTAGAACTTGTAATAATAACACTTTTTATAGTAACTAATCCTGAACTATAATTAACAGTTCCAGCAGAAGTGTTTAAATATGTTTTGTTATTTTGAGAGTCTAAATAATAAATTCTTAAAATACCATTACCATCATCATCTAAGAAACAATTTTGATTTTGAAATGTAAATGATGTACTTGAAACTGCTCCATAATGGCCAGCATGTGGATTACTTATTCCATTATTAAATGCAATACTATAAGATGTTGTAACATTTTGATTTGGAGTAAATCTTTTCATCATTCTATATGTAATATTTGCTCCAACTATACTTGGATCTGCTGAAACCATATCAGCAACAAATTCACTTTCTCTAAACTTCTTATCAAATAAAGTTAAACTTGCTGTTTCAAAGTTAACAACTGCTGTAGCTACTTTGTCAGATATTTGACCAGCAACTAATGTTGTAGCAGCAACATTATACTTAACTGTTATTGATGGTACAACATATAGATAAGTTGCATCAACAAACGTTGGTGAAATAGTCACAACATTCTTCGATTGTAACAAAGTAACTAATTCTGCTTTCCTTTGATCAGATAATAAATTACCACCAGAAGGTTTTGCTGCAATGTAAACTTTACCATATATTGGTGGGTCATTATCTTCACCACCCCATACACTAACAGCTTCTATATCTGGTGCCTCAGCTAATATTGTTCTTGCATAATCATTTTTAATAACTGCTCTATTTTGTCTTTGAAAACTTTTAGGTGCATTAAATTTAATACTTGATGTGCTTTCTGCATTTGCTCCAATAGAAGCATTATTTGCAACTGATACTGTAAATGTAGATTGACCACCTATTGATGCTGGTGCTACAAAATTATTTGCTCCATTTGTAACTGATCCGTTAACTACTCTATAGTCTACAATAATTATATTACCATTATCAACTGCTTTACCTAATATTCCATCACCAAACAGTAACTCATATTTTCCATCTTCATTCTCCTGTATGAAATATACCTGACTATTCGCTTGGACATCTACAATGTTAGTTGCTTCTGTTCTGGTTGTTTTAGAAGTATTAGCTGAACTTGTTTGAACACTAACTTTAATACTTGTTGTATCTATGTTATTATTATCTAAAACAAATCTTTGTGCTGATGAAGTATCAACAGTATATCTTTGTGTTACTGGTTCACCTTCTTTTATAATAACTGTATTGCTATTGTATCCTTGTGATTGTAAGAGTACGTATGGTTTATCTGTTGTAAATTTATATTGTATTCCATCTAAAGTAGATGTGAATAAAGTATTAGATGCAATAGTTACACTGGTTAAATTTGTTGAAGGAGTAACTGTAATTTTTAATGTTGCTTGCGATCCTCTTGCAGATGTTGGAGTATAACCTAACATCTTAGCTCTTGCAACTACATTGTTTCTAATTTGTGCACTATCAAGAAACATTTCATTACCAACCATGTTCACATAAACAGATTGTTGGTAAGTATTATAAGCTAATAGATCAAGTAAGTTAGATAATCCACTTCCTTCAAAATCATAATCTGTAAATTCTGGTTTAGCTCTCAGAAACGTCCTAAGATTATTTTTAATTTGATTAAAGTTTAAATCTGTAACTCTTATAGTACTATTTGCAGACATTATCTAACTCTCTCTAAAAAGAAATTAACTGTAATAGGATCTGTTTGATTAACTACTCTAAATTTTATAGTACAACTAAGTCGATTTTGATCAATATTTTGATTAACAAAAACATCTATAAGTTGTGCTCTTGGTTCATATTCCCTGATAACATCTTCTATAGCTTGTCGAACTTCACCTTCAACTGTTCCATCATTTAATTCAAATAATTGTCTTCTTATATCACTACCTATAAAAGGTTGATATGGTCTTTCGCCTTTATTAGTTAATACTAAATTCTTAACAGCTCTAGCAACAGCTGCATTATTTATTAATGTATTCAATTTTCCAGTAACTGGATGAGCAGCAAATAAAGTATCTATATCTTTATATACTACACTATTAACAACAGGCATTTTTTCTCCTAATTATTTTTCATATCTTGGATTTCTTTGCGTCTATCTTTACATAGTTTCGAAATCTCACTCAATGCTTTTCGAGCTCTAGTACCGGCGCTTTTATTTCCTGATACAGCCTTTTCATTCTCGTTAGTATAAGTGTTGAAAAGACTTACTAAAGTTTCATGTATATCCATAATTATCTCCTTTTACATTATTTATGCGTTTAACCAGCGAATACGTTATCAGAACCTTCAGCAACTGAAGTACACGAAGATATTGCATCTCCTATACGACCACATCCTTTACCATTGATAAAAACAGTGGTGGATCCAGTTGCAATTGGTGCTTGGTGAGAAGGGCAAGGTAAACCTGGTAATACGTGTACAGTGTTGAGATCTCCTTGTCTTGATACTGCTATGTTATTAACAAATACGTCTGGTGAATGTTGTAGTCTATGTGGTACTGAACAATGTATTACATCAGCATCACCTTTTCTTGTAACTGCTTTACTACTCATCTGTCTCTCTCCTTAATAGTTCGTGTAATTTATTATCAAAAGTTTCAATTAATTTATGATCTTCTTCACTATGTGGTGAAGGTGGATATTCCGGAATAAATTTAAGTATCCTATAAACTTTATCTGGTATATCATTAAAGTCAGTATAATCTACTATAGTTTTATCTAATAGTTTTACTCTGAATTCACCTTTCATCTTAATCCTTATTTAAGTGTATTTCTTCACCATATATTTCAACATTATCAGATACTCTTGTTGTTTGCTTACCACCATAAGACTCTGAAACATCACTTGAAACAGATTCTGATTTACTTGAGTTATATGTTTCAGTAACGGATCCAGTTACTGTTGTACCTTTTGTTCCACCAACACTTTGTGTAAAGTTTACATTACAAGTTTCTGATTGATTCTTATGAACTGTTATAGTATTGTTACCATGGATAGTTTCATATTTGTTTCCATTAACTTGTACTTTCCAGTTTCCTTTTATGTAAGTATGACAATGGCTATCAATAGTAAGATTACAAGTTCCTTTTATATGAACATTATCATCACCAGCTATAATAGTATAGTTATTTCCAACTACTCTTGTTGTCTTTATACCAGCTTTATCTATTTCATAAAATGTTCCTGTTTTATGATACTCATGTATTCTTTCATTGTGTGTAGTATCATCAAATTCTTTTATGTGTCCACTCTGTGTAGCAAATACATGATTATTTGGATAAACAGCTGCATATGCACTAGGAGGTTCATTCCATGTATAATCTGTTTCCCAATGTTTACCAGCTGGATCCATCATAGCGGTTGGTACTGATAATGATCTACCACTATTTTTTGATGCAATTACACCATGAGCATTATTAGCATCATTACGAGCTAATCTATTTGTATCTGGTTCATGTGCAACTGTTGGATATCTTCCTTCTGGATCATTAAACCCAATATTCTTAGTATTTTCATCAGCTTTGTAACTTGGTATTCCTGGAATGGATCCTAATACCATTGGTCTTTGTGCTTCTTGTCCATCAAGGAAAAAACCAAGTACCCAACTCCCTTGCTTCAATCCATTAGGTGACGTTCCTATTCCTGAAGCTGATGCATTGTTAGCTGGCATCATTACTTGAGCCCAAGGTAAATCTTTTGTGGGTATGACACTTTTATTAGAAACATGCCAATCATAACATCTCACTTTAACTCTACCAGTTTTAAGTGGATCCATTATATCTTCAACTACTCCAAAGAACCAAACAAAACCATTTAGTCCTAAATATTCTTTATCAAAAGTTTTTGATGTCATTATCTTTATCCTTCTTTAGTACCCAATGCTTTTTCTCTAACAACTTCTATAGTATCTCCATAACTATCTTTGATGGCTGTTATTACTGTATTGTAACTCGTTTGTCCTTGTTTATATGTTTGTCTTAGACTTGTAATTAAGAATTTTGGAACATGCTGTTGTTTACCAGGATCACTAGTACCAAATAATACTTGATACTTAGAATTTTTTGGATCACCTAAGTTCTGTGGTAAGTAAACGTATATTGTTTGACCAACTGTAATATCACTATTACCTGGTACAACAAATGATATCATTATGTTATCTAAGATTGCTTTACCTGAAATTCTTCTATTCAATAATTCATGTTTAATTCTCGGATTTGCAACTTTAGGATCTCCACTCTTTATATTTGATAATCTTTCATTAGCATCAGAGTTTTTGATAGTACCATCTTCTTTGTCACCTCCACCAACAGGATACAAATACTCATTTGCTTTTTCATATTGTTCTGCTAGATTAAATTCAGTACTTACTCCAGTTGGAACTGATGATGTTGCTAATTCAGAAACAATATATCTTGTATGAGTTGATCCTGAGTTCTTAAAAAATGATTCTTTAGATGTTATTTTTCCAACATCCATTGGTGCTAGTTGATCTGCTGATGTTGTGTAATTAAATCCTTTTTCATCAAATCTTTTTGTCAAAGGATCTATCGCAGCAACTCTATTACCAAATAAACCAGTTGCAAGATTGTGTAAAGAATCAAAAGTTCTCTTAATATCATAACTAACTATGGTTCTCATTGATATTGGATAAGCCTCTCCATCATCCTCTAAATTTTTATTTTTATCTGCTTCTGTTGCTGGATCTTGTACATAAAAACTACCAATTGGTTCTCTTGCCTTTAATTCAGTAATAGTAGTTAAATGAAAACCATATAAATCTTGATAAAAAACATAATCACTAACATTGGTTGATACTTCATGTTGTGCTTCATTTTTAAGATATCCTAAAACTTCAAATGGAGTTACCCCAGGAGCAATATATGAAGAGGTATTTTTAGACTTGATTGGATCATCTAAACCTAATCCATATAGTTTTGTTGTTTTATTGAATGGTCTAAAATCCTCTGAAGTATTAACAAAGTTACTTTTCCACATATCAGCAATAGATTGTATACAATTTGTTCCAACAAAACTTTGATTAATGTCTAACATTTCATTAATTATATTATGATCATCAACACAATGTAGAATATAATTTTGTTGTCTTTCAGAAGATTCAACTCTTTTTCCTATTTTGTAAACTCTAAATGATCTAACTCTATTAGTAAACTCTATTTGAGTTCCTGGAGTATCAGGATCTTGGTCTTTATTCATAACTGTTTGATTAGATTCTGTAACGGTTTTGAATCCTGATGATCTATATGATAAAGTTATATACTCATCTCCTATTATAGGTAAGCCATCTACTAAACCCATTGCATCAGAAATAATTAAATCACAACTAGTTGTATTGGTGAATAAATCTTCATAAATGTTAAAACTTTGAACCAATAAAGTTATATCTATAGCTTCATCTTCAAAGTTAGTTATTATGAATTTATACTCCGGAGCAAACTCATGTGCTCTTGTTAATTTTTCCTGAGCCATTAGCTGTAATTTTCACTAAAAATTGATTCCACTTCTGATAATATTTCTGGAACAAATTTTTCATCTAGTAATTTAATCTCTCTTTTTAAATTATTTTGTTCTTCATAATATTCATAAGCATCTATTTCTTCTCTAGCATTAGCTGCTAAGTTATTATAGGTGTTCTGATCAACTACTATTGTTCTTTTTGGTATAACTGTTCCATCTATTAAAGTTGATGTATCATTTAATATTTGTCTGTATTCATAAACTGTTGACTTTGCAGCATCAACACTTCCATATAAAGATTTCATATATGCTGTAAACTTTCTATAGTCCAAAGGCCAATCATAATAAGGATCTATCATATTATTACAAAGAAATATTAACCAATCTAATGTTTCATCACCATAATATTTAAAGGCAATCAAATCTGGTCTATCTCCATCTCTGACTGTATAGTTATAGTATATTGCAGCCTTTTGTTGAAGTATATCTCTAATCTTATACCTTTTTGTAATATCTGTCAACACTAAAGGTAAATTATTCTTTTTCAAGTCATAACTTATTTTTGGAAATGGTCTAAAATAAAAACTCATTATCTGCCTTTCTCTACATCTTCTTTAGTAACAATTACTGTTTCAGTAAAGTCTAAGTTAATTGTAATGTTAGCTGGTGCTTTTAAGTTCCTACTTGAAGATTGATTAGTTTTAGCATCATAGTATAACGGAGTTCCTTCACCATGATAATCTACTGATAAGTTATCTAATACACAATCACCAAGATTAAATAAGTAATCATGATACTTAAAATGTATTTTAAATTGTTGTGGATAACTAAAAAAGTGGGTCTTACCAGAAAGAGATGGTGAACCATAATATTTAAAGAAGAAAATAATTTTTTTAAGAATATCACTCTCTTTTTGATTTTTTGGTCTTAAACTATATTGAAATTGAAACTTTCTGAATTGTGGTCTTTCATAAATCACAGCCATGTGTGGGTTGACTGCTTTACCTGCAGAAGCTAATGTTGCTTCAACACCTTTTGCAAGTCCAGCTCCTATACCAGCACCTACAACTCCTCCACCAACAGCACCTGCTATCCCACCACCTTCAACAGCTCCTTGAAGAAATAAAGCACCTGCACCAGATACACCTAAATTTTTTAAAGCTGCTTCATAAGTGTTTGCACCTGCTTCAAATATTTTATCTTTATCTCCACTTTCTAATGCACCAATAAGACCTTCTTGTTGTGCTGCTTTACCTATAGCTGCACCTAAAGGACCAAGATCTGTATTTTTATATGTTTGTGCATATGCTACAGGAAGTTGGTTTGGCATTGGTAGTCTAACTTTACCCACTAAAGATTCATTAGCTCTTGGCTGACCAGTTGCAGGAAAGTGTTGTGAGGCATATGCACCAAAACTAACATAATGGTCTACACCTTTTTCCATATTCAATGGAAAGTCTAAAGACTCAGCAGCTGATAATCCCTGAAATATTTTTCTTAAAGGTCCTGAATCTTCTTTTGTCCCTGTAGATTGTCCTGGTTTAGAATTGAATCTAGCTGACATTATGTTTGTTGCCATTTTCTCTTGACTTTCTTAAAATAAAGTTATAAAATACAGTATGATCTTCTCAAAGTACAAAGGATTATTTAAACCTAAAAATCCTAAAAAATATAAAGGCGATCCTACTAATATTATTTATCGAAGTTCTTGGGAAAAACAGATGATGATTTATTTTGACAATAATGAGCATATAGTAGAGTGGCAAAGTGAAGAGTTTTTTATACCATATAAACATCCAATTGATGGCAAGTATCATAGGTATTATCCTGATTTTTTAGTTAAAGTAAGAAATAAGAAAGGTTTAATAAAAACAAGAATGGTTGAAGTTAAGCCATATAAACAAGTTCAAGAACCAAAAGTACAGAATAGAAAGACTAAAAGGTATA